GTCTCGTCTTCCTGCCACAGTGTATTTCTGTCAGTCTGCGTCCTTGCCCACAGTGACCATGAGCGAGGTGCAGATGCCCACTCCGTTCGTCCCTCTGAAGTCCCCGTCCAAACTAGACTTTGACGAATTGAGTATTACATTCATCGTGGACGAAAACCTCAAAAACTGGCTTGAGATATTCAATTGGATGCGGTCTTCCACCAATATTGAAAACTACCAAGAATACACCAACCACCACCTCACCACGGGCAATCTCATTATTCTGAACAGCACGAAGAATCCAAAAATCAATGTGACCTTTGAGGGGTTGTTCCCACGCACCCTTGGCTCGGTGGACTTTACTTCAACGGTAATAGACCCCGAACCGTTCCAATGCACTGCTACATTCGGATATAGAAATTACAACATAGAACTAATTTGAGTTTTTCGTGTTGAAAGGTGCGCTGTGTGGTGTATACTGCCCACACGGAGAACCCAATGACGCTAGACGATATTCGTAAGGAAATTGAACGGGATGTGCGGCTTGATGACGCTGCTCTTGATTTGGAGTCGCTGAAGATTCCCCAACTACACAGCAAGTATTTGAATTTTTTGACAGACGAGCGGCTGTGCATGAAGAAGGCGCAATCGGACTATGCCGTGCTGCGCCGTGCAAAATGGGAATACTACACGGGCAAAATGTCGCAGGAAGAACTCCTTGCTCGCGGATGGGAGCCGTTTGCCCTGAAGATTCTGCGAAACGATTTGGACATTTACTTGGATGGCGACACCGATCTGCACCGTTTGCAGCAGAAGATGGAGTATCTGAAGGAGAAGATTGCTCTCCTTGAAGAGATCGTGAAAGAACTGAACAATCGCCATTGGAAGATACGGAATGCCATAGAGTGGAGGAAATTCGTAAATGGTCAATGAATTTTCTGAACTCGCACCCCCTGACCCAAAGGGATGGTGGGTGGACAAAATGTATATGCAGGCAGCATTCTCTGCTGCGCGGCACAGCACCGATCTACGCACACAGGTTGGATGCACACTGGTCATTCCCACACAGGGACCGCTGGTGTCTGCTTGGAATGCCGTTCCTGAAGCACTGCTAGCCGCAGGATACCCGCTGCTTCCCGAAGACAAGAACTACTGCACCGAACACGCCGAACGCCGTGTGATATACAAGGCAACCCTGAACGGACTGCCTGTGCGCGGACTCCACCTTTACGGCACATGGGCAGCGTGTGCGGAGTGTGCCCGAACGATAATTGAGTTTGGAGTGCAGCGCGTGGTGACATCTTCGGTGCTTTTGGAGCGGACACCTGATCGTTGGCGTGAATCGGTTCTGCACGGGCTACGCATGATGCGGGACGCGGGAGTGCAGGTTGTGGGGTGGAGAGGAGAATTGTCTCTTCCTGTTCCCATCAGATTCAATAGTGAAGCGGTGTTTGGAGCGGATCTCGCATGATGGTAGACCTTGATGTAACAGAGGTGGATTCGGTGTATGTTCGTGTGCAGTGCGACCGTGGCATTGCTCTTGAACTGTCCGACTACTTTACATTCAAGGTTCCCGGTTACAAGTTCATGCCAGCGTATCGTGCCCGTCTGTGGAACGGGGAGATCAAACTGTATAATGTTCACACACAGCACATATACGCAGGTCTTGTGGACTACATCAAGAAGTTTGCGGACGAGCGGCAGTATACCGTTGCCCTGCCTGTTCGAAACGGATTCAAGACCACTTTCAAGGATGTCAGGGGGTTTATTGAAGACCATCTAGACATACGGGTTCACGGCAACAAGACCCCTGCACACGAACACCAAGTCAACGCGGTTCTCCATGCCATGCAGGAAGAACGCTGCCTGCTGCTGTCTCCCACGGGCAGCGGAAAGAGCCTTATCATCTACTCTCTCCTGCGTTATTACATGAGCAAGATTGGCAAAGACAAGAAGGTGCTTGTCATTGTTCCAACGGTGTCTCTCGTAGAGCAGATGATTACCGACTTCACGGACTACTCTTCTGAAAACGGGTGGAGCGTTGAAGACAACTGCCACAAGATCAGTGCAGGTGCAGACAAAGCCACAGACAAGCGTGTTGTGGTGTCAACATGGCAGAGCGTGTACAAGCAGAGCGACAAATGGTTTGAGCAGTTCGGGGCAGTGGTTGGCGATGAAGCCCACCTGTTCAAGTCCAAGTCGCTCACTGCAATAATGACCAAACTGAAGCGTTGTCCATTCAGAGTGGGCACCACAGGCACACTGGACGGCACGAACACCCACCGCTTGGTGCTTGAAGGGCTGTTTGGTCGTGCCTACGAGGTCACTAAAACCAAGTCACTCATGGAGAAGAAGATTCTCAGTGATTTGAAAATTGATTGCATCGTGCTGTCGTATCCAGATATCGACCGCGAATCCGTGAAGAGAGCAAAGTATCAAGACGAAATCAAGTGGATCATCAAATCCGAAAGACGCAACAGGTTTATTGCAAACCTGTGTAAGCGGCTGAAGGGCAACACACTGATACTATTTCAATTTGTTGAGGATCACGGAAAGGTGCTAAATAGTCTTGTGAGGTCTTGCCTTCCGGACGAACGCAAGGTATTCTTTGTGCATGGTGGAACAGAGGCTGAAGACCGAGAGGAGATACGCAAGATTGTTGACAGTGAAAACGATGCCGTGATCGTGGCTTCCTACGGAACCTTCAGCACAGGCATTTCCATACGGAGACTGAACAACATTATCTTTGCGTCCCCCTCAAAGTCCCGAATCCGAGTTCTGCAAAGCATTGGGCGGCAGTTGCGTGTCGCCAAAGACAAGGGTTCGGCGCGACTTTACGATATTGGAGATGATCTTTCTTGGAAATCGTGGAAAAACCACACGCTTCGGCACATGAATGAGCGTATGAGACTGTATGAAGCCGAAGGGTTTGACTACAAGGCAGTTCGCATCCAATTAGGAGAAGACCTATGAGCAAGAAGAAAACAGGTGGACTCAGAGTCTTCAAACTGCGTAGCGGTGAGGAAATTATTGGCAAGGTAGAGAGCAAGACCCGCAGCAAGATCAAGGTTCACCGTCCCATGCGGATAGTGACCTCAATTCAAGCCGATCCCTTTACTGGCGTAAAGCGTCATGTGGTATATTTCTCTGATTGGCTAGGATCAACATCGGAACTGTGTGCAGAACTGCCCTGCAACTTCATCATTCTTGATATGCCACCTGATCCTGATCTCATTGAATTGTATGATCGGCAAGTGGAGTCTGATGACGCTGAACGCGCAGCAACCGCTGCTCGTCATGCTGATCCAGTGCCGCCTGAAACGGAAGAAGATTTGAAAAAGTCTATAGAAGAAGCGGACAAGGAGATAGAGTCCCTTCTGAAGCAGTATGCGGAAGATCAGAAAAACAAGTCACAGTTTCCTCCACTCCCTCCGCTGTCTGGTCTTGGTGGAATGGGATTGCCTGGACTTGGTATGCCAAACATTCCCACTCGTCCACCTAATTCCATAGTTTTCTCCGTGAGCATTCCGCAGGAGATTCTACAGAGTTGGGTTGAAAGTGGATTTCTTGATTATCTGAAGGATTCCGTTGAAGAATTCATAAACACAGACTTTCTTGAGGAAATGATGAACGACGACGAAGACGAGGTAGAGGATTTGGAGGACGATGTTCAACCCAAGCCAAAGAAGCCCAAGAAGAACAAGCGGGAAAAAATCTCAAAAGATAAATGGGAAGAGCCTCCTGCTGACAAAAAAGAAAATCCGCAATTCGGAAACAGTCACGAAGACTGGTCACCGTATATAAAGGACTATCTGACCGATCCTCCCAAAAAAGAGGATGATGCTTGACACACCCCTAATAATGTGAGAGAATACTATGGCTAAAAAGAAGAGTGACCATTACATAGACAATCAGAAGTTTTTTGAAGAGATGAAGATGTGGAAGGCTTTGGTGACTGCTGCAAACAAGGCAGGAGAAAAGCATCCACCCGTGACCTCGTATATCGGTGAGTGCTTTATGAAGATTGCCGAAAATCTGTCTCGAAAGCCGAACTTCATAAACTATCCGTACAGGGACGAGATGATCTCTGATGGGATTGAAAACTGCCTGCTGTACGCATACAATTTTGATCCATCGAAGTCTAGCAATCCGTTCTCGTATTTCACGCAGATCATCTACTATGCCTTCCTCCGTCGCATACAGAAGGAGAAGAAGCAGGCATACATCAAACTGAAGAAGATTGAGATGAGCGATGTGGATTCTGCAATGAAGAAGTGGTTCCGTGAGAACTATCTGAAGGTGGGTGACAATTTTGAAACACTTCCCACCTTCCTGACTGAAAACGATATTCAGAATTTTGAGAAGAAGACTGAACCTGAGCCTGTTGCCGAAAAGCCAAAGAAGCCACGAAAGACCCCAAGCAAGCCAAAGGCAAAGAAGCCTGCCGCGAAGCCCAAGAAGAAGGACAAGAAGAAGTGAAGATTGCCCTTGTGACGGACACGCACTTTGGTGCGCGTAACGACTCCCCCATATTCATGGAACACTTTATGCGGTTCTTTGACCGCGTGTTCTTTCCGCGCATTCAAGCGGAGGGAATCACTACCATTATCCATTTGGGAGACTTCTTGGATCGTCGCAAGTTCGTGAACTTTCTGACACTGAATGCGGTGCGAAACGGATTCTTGAAGCGGTTGGAGGAGAGCGGTGCCACTATGCACTGCATTCTCGGAAACCACGATATCTTCTTCAAGAACAAGAGCGAAGTGAACTCACTACAGGAACTGTTCTCCGACAAGTTCGTGGTGCATCACAAGCCAACGGTAATGGATTTTGACGGTCTGCCGATTGCACTGCTGCCGTGGATCAATCGGGAAAACGAAGCAGAGTGCCTGAAGTTCGTGCAGGAAGCAGAGGCAGACATCCTGTGTGGGCACCTTGAATTGAACGGATTTCAGGTGCTGCGGAACACCCCCTTTGACGGCGGCATGAAACCTGACATATTTGGGCGGTATTCTGCGGTGTATACGGGGCACTTTCACACACGGCACTCGCGTGAAAACATCCACTACTTGGGATGCCCGTATCAGATCACCATGAACGATTACGGTGACAAGAAGGGATTCCATATCCTTGACACGAAAACCCGTGAGTTGGAGTTCGTAAAGAATCCCCATACCATTTTTACGCAGATCCGCTATGATGACTCCGCAGCAAGCGATACGGTGCCCCTGTCGGTGGAAGACGAGCGCACACGGGGCAAGTTTGTCCGCATTATCGTAGAGAACAAGACCAAGCCGTATCTGTTTGAGAAATTCGTAGATTCGGTATACGCATCGTCGCCCCACGGCGTGACCATCATAGAAGACCTGCAACCCGACCAAAACGGGGACAGCGACCTCGTGGATTTGGGAGAAGACACCATCTCCATCATCAACAAGGAAATAGAAGCCCTTCAGAATATTTCTGATCCCAACAGGTTGAAGACCCTTGTGCGTGACCTGTATGCGGAATGCATTGCAAACGAGACTGCCAAGCCATGATTACCTTCAACAAGATTCGATGGAAGAATCTCCTCAGCACAGGAAACCTGTTCACTGAAGTCCAGTTGGACAAGCACTCCACCACCCTTGTCTGCGGCGAGAACGGAGCAGGCAAGACCACGATGCTGGACGCGCTCACATTCGTCCTGTACGGCAAGCCGTTCCGTAACATTAATCTGCCCCAGTTGGTGAACTCCATCAATGGCAAGGACTGTGTGGTGGAGATTGAATTCACCAGCAATGGCAGCAAATACAAGGTGACACGCGGTCAGACACCAAAGGTCTTTCTTATTGAGAAGGACGGCAAGGCGGTGGATCAGACGGCAAATGCCAAGGACTACCAAGCCATTCTAGAGGGGCAAATCCTGAAGATGAACTACAAGACATTCTGTCAGGTAGTGATTCTTGGCTCCACGAACTATGTGCCGTTCATGCGGCTCCCTGCTGCGGATCGCCGCAACATCGTGGAAAACCTGTTGGATATTGATGTGTTCTCCAAGATGAACGAAGCCCTGAAGTCTCGGTTGACTTCCTCAAAGGAAGAATTGCGTGGAGTGGAATCACAGATTGCCACAATCAAACTAAAGACTGAACACAAGGCAGACCTCATCAAGAAGATTGAAGAGAAGTCTGATACGCAGTTGGAGTCCTACAAGAAGTCCGCTACGGAGGAACAGGAAGCCCTGCAAACCCTGCTTGAGCGGAAGGCTACCCTGCAAAGCGAAATTGCCGCTCTCGCGGAAAGCGTTGCGTCCGTGGACAAGCAGCGTGACTCCATTTCACAGATGACTGCGCTACGCAAGCAGATGCAGGGCAACGCAAAGAAGGCTCAGGAAGAACGAGCGTTCTACGAGCAGAACGAAGAGTGCCCCGTGTGCAAGCACGATCTATCCGAAGAGTTCCGTCAGGAGATGATCGGAAAGAAGGAGTCACGCGAAACCGAACTGGCTCTTGCCCTACAGAAGATGAATCGGATGCTTGAGGACGCTCGGACAAAATTGGACATTGCAAATGTGGTGGTAAAGCAGATGGAAGACAAGCGGCAGGAGTCACACAAGACTGATTCGGCTATTGCCTCATCCAAGAAATACCTGAAGCAGTTGCAGGAACTTGCCGAAAAGGTTCGCAGCGAAAAGGCTTCCCTACAGACAGAGCGGGATGCCATGACTGATCTGCAAGCACAGGAAGAGGAAGCGGAAGCACAGAAAAAGGAATTGGTGCAGGATCTCCACACGATGGAAATTGCCACGGTACTGCTGAAGGATAGCGGCATCAAGCGCAAGATTATTCGTAAATATATCCCTGCACTAAACAAAATAATCAACAAGTATTTGATTTCAATGGACTTTTTTGCTCAGTTCACGCTGAACGAGGACTTTGTTGAAATAATCAAGAGCCGCCACCGCGACGAATTTTCGTATGAAAATTTCAGCGAGGGTGAAAAATTGCGTATTGATCTTTCCCTCTTGCTTGCGTGGCGAGACATTGCTAGAATGAAGAACTGTGCCAACACCAATCTCCTCATCTTGGACGAAGTATTTGATTCTTCTTTGGATGCCGTGGGAACTGAGGAAGTCATCAAGATTCTCCAGAGCATGGGCGGTTCCAACAACATCTTCGTGATCTCCCACAAGTCCGACCAATTGCTAGATAAGTTCCAGAACATCCTGACCTACAAGAAGGTCAACAACTTCAGCAAACTATGCTAACCATGAGCCGGAAACTTTCAAAAGAACGGGCACAGCGCATCCTTGCGGGTGGAGCAGAGCCTCAATACGACCCGCAGACCAAGGCAGA